TCGGTCTCGAGCATCAACGTCTGCTTATCGGCGACGAACCGGGTCTTGGCAAGACACTCCAGGCTATCGGCATCGTAGACTGCGCCGACGCCTACCCTTGTCTCGTCATCTGCCCATCATCGCTCAAACTCAATTGGCAACGCGAGTTCTCGAAATTCTCCGACGCCAAAGCCTTAGTCCTCTCCGACGCCTCACGCGCTTGGCCCTACCTTCTGCAATCAGGTTTCTATCAAGTCGCCGTCGTCAACTACGAAAGCCTCCGCAAATACTTCGTCTGGGACATCAGAGGCAACCGCCGCTCATTCCGCCTCAAAGACGTTGTCCTCTCCGATGCTGTCGCTTTATTCCGCTCCGTTATTATCGACGAATCCCACCGAGTCAAAGACCAATCCGCCCAGCAGACCATCTTCTGCCGTGGTCTCGTCGAAGGCAAACAGTGGCGCATACTCCTCTCCGGCACGCCCGTAGTCAACCGACCCTCCGACCTTGTATCTCAATTGGCTATCCTCGGTCGCCTCAACGACTTCGGCGGTAAACAGCAATTCCTCGACCTCTACAACGGCGACAATGCCGACCTCAGCGACCTCTCCCTTCGCCTCTACAAATCATGCCTGATACGGCGCGAAAAACGCAAGGTGCTCACTCAGCTCCCCTACAAATCTCGTATAGATCTATTAGTCGACATTTCCAACCGCGACGAATACGACCTCGCCGACTACGACCTCCGCCAATATCTTCAGCAATACACCCAATGCACCGACCGCGAGATACGCCGCAAAATGCGCCTCAAAGCTCTCGTTCGATTCATGACGCTGCGCTCGCTATCTTCTATCGGCAAAGTCAACCAAGCAATCGACTTCATCCGTACATTCCTTGCCAATGGCTCACCGCTCATCGTATTCTGCTCCCTGCACGAGATTGTCGACCGACTCCACCATACCTTTCCTCACGCCGTCACCCTCACCGGACGCAACACCCTTAACGAGAAACAAGCCGCCGTCGACGCATTCCAACAGGGTAGGGCACAACTCATCATCTGCTCAATCAAAGCCGCAGGTGTCGGCCTTACACTCACCGCATCCTCTAATGTAGCCTTCGTCGAGTTTCCTTGGACCTATGCCGACTGCTGCCAATGCGAGGACCGCGCCCATCGCATAGGACAACGCGATAACGTTACCTGCTACTACCTCATCGGACGACACACCATCGACCGCACCCTCTACAACATCATCTATCGCAAACGTTCCATCGCCAACCAAATCATGGCTTCCGACGACGAAATTCCGACCGATGAAATGTACTTCGACCAACTCACTCAACTATTCCTCTCCGAAGAAATTAACAACCAACAATAATTATGACACGCAACGATTTAACCCTCGACGTCTACCGTCGTACTCAAGTAAGCTACGCTCAATGCGAGCAAGTCGTAGCAGCCCTATTCGAAGCTCTTAGCGACGCCCTTAGCCGTGGCGACTCTATCTACGTCCGCCGCTTCGCCACCATCAAAGTAGTCACCCGCCAAGCCCGTCCCGCCCACAACTTCGCCGACGGCACCGACATAGCCCTGCCTCAACGCCGAGCCATCAAATTCGTCCCCTCTAAAGCCCTCAAAACCGCCCTTAATTCGTCCAGCAATGAGTAAATCCCTCTTCCAGCTACTCCAAGCAGCACGCTCTCGCGAACCTACCGCTACTACTGTGAGCAAATTCCGTGCTAAGCCTACCGGAGGCTACGCCTCCCAAAAAGAATATCGCCGAGCTTGTCAGCTCAAAGCCATGCAACGCTCAGGCCTTATCTCTTGCCTCCGCGAGCAAGTACCCTTCGAATTAATCCCTGCTTTCACCAACGACGACGGCACTCGCGAACACGCCGTGCGTTACATCGCCGACTTCGTCTACGTCAACAACGCATCCGGCCAAACAATAGTGGAAGACGTCAAGGGTTTCCGCACACGAGAATATATCATTAAGCGCAAATTAATGCAATTCATTCACGGCATCCGCATCACAGAAGTCTAATTCATCATGGAAACTAAATATCCCAATATACTATTCTATAGCGAGTGGTGGTACGCCATCAAAGAGCTACCTCCCGAGCAGCAGCGAGCAGCTCTGGTCGCCGTCATGGAGTATGCATTTGAGGGCCGAGAGCCCACCGACGTAATTATCAGAGTCGCAACGGCATTAATGCGGTCAACTATCGACCACGACAAAGAGAAATACGCCGAAACATGCGAAAAGAGAAGGCAGGGTGTAGTTGCACGTTGGCAGCGACAGAAGCAAGCCCTCGCCGAGCTCGAGCAGGTCAAAAAAAATACACATGAATACTTATGTATAGATAAGTATAGTAGCTATACAGATAATGATAATGATAATGATAATGATAATGATAATGGAGAATTATTAAAAAATAATTCTCTCTCTCAAAAAGACGCGCGCGCGACGCGCGAGAGAGAGAGCCAAGATTTTAATAATGATTTTTCAGCGGCTAACGCCGCGCAGAGCCTACCGCGCCAACTCCTGACGCAGAAGCCAAAGACAATGGAAAAGTATTGCAACGCCATTGGCATCACCGCCGCCCAATTTGTAGCAATGGGCGAAGAGACCCTCAACGATTGGGAAGCCGCAGGAACCGTCCACACATCCGACGCACGACGCACCACCCACCTGCTCAATACTATCCGACGCAAGGCACAGGAAGCAGCCAAGAGCCAACCATCAGCAGCCGAGCGTCGACGCAAAGCAGCCGAGACACCCCGACCGCCAGAACCCGAAAAGCCATCAGCACCACCACAGACCGCCGCCGACTATATCCGCTCAAAAGGCTACGACCCCACCAAGGTCAGCCTCGTCCAACTCAACGACGACGAGTGGCGTAGAACCCACCCGCCAAACTTGCCCCACTGAGCCACAGAAACGGCCCAAATTTCGACAACAACCCCAAAATAAGTAAATCCACCATCCAGCCCAATCAGCAATGAAATTAACCGACTTAGACGCATATAGCGAATTTATCAGCGGAACAGCCTCCCAACAAGGAGTCCTCGCCGACCTTACCGCCAAAGAATGCCAGACAATAGGCGACTACCTTACGCCCCCGATTAATCGCTACCACCGAGAGCTGGAGCATCTCCAACTCCATGGTCACAATCGACCAAAGGCACGCGCACGAATGATTTACATCATCGACCGCCTTACCCTCCTCCTAACAATAGCGCAGAAGCTACACATCGGCACGGAGACCAAAGACAACACCCAACAATTTTAACCCCCCACCAATACCCCCATGATAACAGCAGCAATTATTATATTAGTTATTGTCCTGGCCGTCGCCGCGATAATGGTCTACGAAGCCACGCGCCCATCCATCGACCGCGTCCAGTCGTATTACGAATATACCACCGCCATCATCGACCCTGGCGACACCAAGCGCCTCAATGAGTTTGGCCGCCACGGTTGGTCGCTAATCTACTACGAGAGCGACAACCAGTCCCGACAATGGACCTGCGTATTTGCCAGAGAGATTTACGTTTCACCATACGACGAGACAATATGTTAGACGTTCTTAGCATCATCGCCAAGGTCACAGCCTTAGCAGCCGTCATCTTAGTCGGCGCAGCCCTATATCTAATTTTTACAGACTTTACAAACAACGACGATTAACCCCTTAATTCATACATCATGTTTACAACTATTACAGACCCCACCCCCGAGCAATTGACACTCCCAACAGGATTCAAAGAATGCAGCAGCTGCCACCAGCTAAAGCCCATCACCGATTTTAACAAAAAATCCAACTCCAAAGACGGCCATCAATACTACTGTCGAGATTGCAGCGCCGCAAAGAATCGGCAACACCGAGACGTCGCCACCGCCACAGCAGCCTCAACCGCCGAGCAGACACCAGCACAACGAGCCGAGGCTCGCATCGTTGCAGCCCTATCCAACTACACCGACTGCCAGCTCCGCGACGAATTGCAGCGCCGAGGTTATCGGGGTTACCTATCACGCAAGCCAGGGCTCAAACTATAACGCATCATGAACAAGATATTAAGACTTTACCGTGCTTACCGATTGAAGCGGTCAGAGCGCATCCTCGCAGCCCGACAGCGCGAGATTTCCGAGAGCTTCCAAGTCGCCGAACGCGGCGGCAAGTTATGGATAATTGAGAGCGGCATCGCAATAGCGGAGATAGCCGACGCGACACGTGCCGACGACATCATCTCGCAGCTCACCACCGCCAGACAAGCCGCGATTAACTACCAAGCGAAATGATAGACGGCCACATTAGACAGATACGCAAGGTGCGAGGCTTTTATCTTGAAGTCGCGTCGATGATTAAGAAAGATATTCAGCATCGCACCACCCTCGACAAGATAGCCGAGCGATACGACCGCAACACCGCGTTTAGCTATATGCAGTGGCAAGACGCGAAGCAGTGGTTTAGCAGCGAAGCAGGGGGCGTTTACTACCTCAAACCGCATTTAGCTGATACGCCCCTAATTGAGATTTACCGAGCAATCGAGAATTATTACAAGCGAAGAAAATGAATCAAAAACGTTACGAACGAGCCAAGCAAGCCGCTCTAATATGGCTGCAAGGCACAGCGCCCGACCACGACCCCACAACAACGACGAGCTTTTACGAGGGAGTCAATTGGGCCGACAAGCACCCCGATTGGATAAGCACCGGCGACCGACTCCCCGAAGTTGGCCAAAGGGTGATTGTATGCACCAAGACAGGCACCGTCACCCTCGCCACATTGCACTACTACAATAACTGTTATCTATTTGGAGGTTTTCGCCACCATATGGAGGTAACACATTGGCTACCATTACCCACCCCACCAAGGTATTAATTTATGTACAACGGCAGACTAAGAACCCAGACACAACGATGGCACGACTTTACGCGAGTCCTAATAGCAAGCCGCTTCATTGAGGCCACCGTGCAGCTCGAACTTTACAACGTGCCACGCCCTCCTTACGGCGTTGAGGCTTACATCTACTCCCTATTTGTTAACAAACTCGCCCGAAAAGAGGGCAGAGCCACAGCCCTGCTCGATATGGCCGAGAGGTTGGCAGCCGAAAACGGTTGTCAATCCGTTTGGCTTGAATGGTCGGGCAAAGACACACCGATAGAGATACTTGAGTGGTATATCCGCCGAGGCTACAATCTTATCGCCAACAACGACAACGGCGCGAAATTGCTCGAGAAGAAGCTAACGCCCAAGACATCCGCCCAAACTTAGAAAAACTTAATACATCATGAAAAGAACAATCAAATTTAGAGGCCGTCGCGTCGTTGATGGCCGTTGGATATATGGCTCGCTGATTTTAGACAGCAAAGGCAAAGTCGCCGCCATTGCCGACATCGAAAACGTTAACGACGAGTGGCCCAAGGTATTGGTCGACCCCGACACCGTTGGCCAATACACAGGCCTTAAAGACATCAACGGCCAAGAGCTTTACGAGGGCGACATCATAGCCCTCCCCGAATTGCCCCAACTCGCCGTCGAGATAGCATACAACGACGCAGTCGGCGCGTTCATCCTCGTCGAGCATACCCTCACCGAGGGCGACGTTTCAGGCACAACCCCACTCGGAGAAATGCTCCTCCACTATCCGCGCTTGCAGCGCATCGCCACCGACTACGAAAGTTTTTTAAACCTTTATGGAGCGCAAAGAAAAAAAGCATCATCACATGA